TTTTTAATTTTATTTGAATCTGGTCGTTCAAATTATTCAATATATGATATGGATTTAGATGATAAATATGAAAATGGAAAAGTAATGTTTAGAGGTCATTTCTATATAACAAAGAATGGAAGTATTTTCAGAGGTAGACCCATTAATACTTTTGGAGAATTCGCATTTGATGATAATAGAAATATTAATTTTAATACAAATAGTATTGGTATATGTGTTGAAGGAGATTATTCTTCTGAATTAATGCCAGTTATACAAAAAAGTGCTGTATCAAGACTAATTAAATACTTGATGGATGAATATAAAGAAATAAGAATGATATACGGATTAGATGAACTTATTACAGGTATAAATAATCCAGGCATCTTATTTCCTCTTAATGAAATAGTAGCGCTCTCTATGGGAACTAGCGTAGAACCAGTTAGAATTGCGCCTAATGGTCAGACAAGATATGCTTTTGAAACGAGAACTTTGTATTATGACCCTGTTAAACCAATTAAAGGTAATGATGTAAGAGAGTTACAATTTATTTTAAATCTTCTCAATTTTGAATGTGAATTAAATGGTATATTTGATGCCATCACTTTAAATGCTGTTATTAACTTTCAAAGAAGTTATAACTTAGTTCCTGATGGTGTTGTATCAGAAGAAACATTTAAGCTTATTAAAAAATTATCTTTAAAATTTTATGAAAGTAAGAATACTTTCAATAGGATATTAAGAATAACTCAACCTAATTTTATGTATGGAGAAGATATTAAAATTCTTCAAACAAGATTAAATTTATTAGGATATGAATGTCCACAAAATGGTTTTTATGATGAAGAAACATATGAAGCTGTAGTAATGTTTCAAGAAATTCATTCCTTAAAACCTGATGGAAAAGTTGGTCCAATAACTTGGTCACAAATAACTAACAGTGATTATGATTTTATAAAAAGAACAATTTCTTATACAGTTCCTATGATGTACGGTGATGATATAAGACTTATTCAACAAAGATTAAATGATTTAGGTTTTACTATTGGAAATCCTTCTGGTTGGTATGATGAAATAACTAGACAGCAGATTATAAATTTCCAAAAATCTAGAGCAATCAAAGCTGATGGAGTAGTTAATAGAACTACTGCAAAGGCTTTGTTTAAATAGATAGGGCGATAAAGGTAAATAAAATACCTTTATCGCTCATTTTATTTATTAAATATATATTATTTTATTGAATGAGTTTATTTTTATTAAAGGGGGAACATCTATGATTAAATCATTAGAGATTATTAGAATTCCAAAATTAACAATTGGAACTAAAGGAAGGAAATATGTAAATTTAAGATTAGATTCTCCAGAAAAATTTAATTTTAGTAATGAATGTAGAAAAAAGATTGAAGAATGGGATAAGAAATATATGGAGGTAATTGTAGATGGAGATAAAAAAATAATTGAATTTAAATTTAATGATAACGAAGGATATTTGGTGGATTCTATTAATTCTAAAGAGGGTTTAATTCAAAAATTAGTTCTATTATTTAATAATAAGAGTAGAAAATTTAATTTAGAAATTGATGAAATAAATAAAAGATTTATTCATAGATTTTAACTAAAACTTTTCACTTGCAAAAAATTGAGAAACATGTTATAATTTAGGTTAAAGGGGAGAAATAGGAAAATGGCTCATAAAATTAAAAATAAAAAACCACAAAGTAAAAATATTAGATTGGGAGGAAAATATAAAGTTACTCAAGCTTTTATTGAAAGAATGTGTGGTGATATAAAAATTAATAATGAAAAACTAGTTGCCGAAGTAATTAGAGAAAGGAAAAATGCTGTTATCATAAAGCTTAATTATAAGATTCCTGCACTATTAGAGTTACGAGATGAATTTACTGTTATGAGAATGGATTTTGATGAATACCTAATTCCTATAAAAGATAAAAGAATAAAGAACTAAAAATTATAAAGGAGGATGTTAAAATGGGAAAGAAAATCACATTAGTTGATTTTAATGAAATTTTTAACGAGGAAAACTTGATTACAAATCCAAACCCAGTGGAAAATCATGAATTTTCTGATGATGGTATTTATTCTGAAAGAATATTTGGAAGTTATAATGATGATGCCGAAAAAGATATAGATACAATTGGATGGATTGACTTAAAACCATATTTTATTATCAATCCTCTATTATTTACGATTATTAAAAAATGTATCCCTAATATAAATAAGATTATAAATTATAATAAATCAATTGACCAAAATGGTAATGAAGTGGAAAAAGAAAATACTAATCCAGATGAATTTATTGGCTTAATAAAATTTAGAGAAAATTTTCATGACATATTAGAGCGTTATACTGATAAAGAGAAATATCAAAAAGAATATAATTTCCTTATTGAAAATGAAGATAAAATCTTTATTGATAAAATACCAGTATTTTCTCATAAATTAAGACCTGCTACGTTATTAGCTAAAAACGTATTAGTGTTTAATGAAATTAATAATTATTATAATTTTATCATTCAATATAATAATGAAATAAAAGATAGAATTGTTTCAGATGATGATATTGACTTATTATTACTTCCTTTACTTTATAATATTCAATTATATACTAATATAATTCATACAAAAATCATTAATGATTATTTAAAAGGTAAGAAAGGATTTTTAAGAAAAAATATTATGGGTTCTCGTATCAATTTCAGTGCTCGTAATGTTATTATACCTTTGATTGGACATCCAATTGATGTAGTGGCTATGCCTTATAAAACATTTGGTGAACTTTATAAATTTCAGCTTATAAATCTAATTAGTAAAGTTAAGGGAATTAACTATAATGAAGCACAAAAATTCTGGCAAAAAGGTATGTTAGGTTTTAATGAAGAATTATATAGATATATGAATGAGTTAATAACCAAGACAAAAGACGGATGTACGATTTTATTAAATCGTAACCCAACTATAAGTTTAGGAAGTATTCTTTATTTAAAAATAGGAATCATAAAAAAAGATTATCATGATTTAACTTTGGGTATAAGTAATAACTTATTATCCGCTTTATCAGGAGACTATGATGGTGACGTTTTAAATATTATTCCTATTTTTGATAATGAGATGAAAAAACACTTTTCATTACTATCTCCACAAAATTTCATTGTTGACCGAAATAACGGAAAATTTAATGGAGATTTTGATTTAGCTAAAGACCAGATTCTAGGAATCTATATTTTAAATAATTAAAATAAATAATCCTTATACGATATACGTATAAGGATTATTTTTTTTTTAAGCGAAGATTAAATATTCAATCAATAATGATTTAGTTAATGAAGTTAACGATTCAGTATCAAACGTTACTCTTGAAAATAGTTCAGCATCTTTATATACATTACCATCACGTTCAGCAATCAATAGTCCTAATTCATTAACCATAAATCCTCTAGCTTCATTTTCATTTATTTTAAGCATAATTTTTTTATAAACTTCATTAGTTGTCTTATTGAAAACCCATTGAGGTTTAACCTCGAATACTTTCGCATAATATTCAGATGTACCATTATTTCTAATTTGTGGTAAATGATAAATTTTTCTATGTTCCTCAGACATACTGTCAATTATTGAAGGATTATTAGTTTTTTCTGGGTCTGAATATTTATTAGAATCCTCAATAACAAAAGGTATAGGCAAAGCTAAGTCCTCATCATTGTATGAGGGAGTAAACGGCTGGAAAGGTGCGGATTCAATATCAGCACCCCCAGCACCAATTTTAAATAGACAAATGGTTCTATTCATATTAACCTTATAACCAGAAGATACTGGGTCTATTGGGTCATTAAATAATTTTTCAAGGGCAAAGGTACGACCCCTCAATACAATTAAATTATCTTTTTCTTGTTTTAAAATAGTATTTCCAAATTCATCAATTATTTCATGAATTCTAACCCTTCCCCTCAATCCCATACGAGACGAGGGCTGACCAATTTTATCGGCTAATTTCATAGCATCTAAGAAATTTAATAGAACTTCATCCTTATTAAACATTAATAATCACCATCCGTATATTAATTATGAAAATTCCTTAGTTTCAATTATTTTTCCATTATCTAAGATAGTCAATTTAATTTTTTCATTAAGATTTAATTTATTTTTCAATAACAATCCTTTTTCTTTTATATTACATATATCAAGAAGGTCAACTCTGTCTGCCCAATCCAAATCAACAGTTAATAAAAAATCATCAAATAATTTTAAAGTATTAAACGTTCTATCATTAAAAGAAAATACAATATTGGCTGATAATAAATCAATAGTATAAGACTTAAAGATACTTATGGCAGTATAGAGGTATTTCTCAATATAAGAGCTAAGACCAATGAAATTATTATTAAGAAAATATTTTCTAACTTTAAGGTCACTTATATAGTTACCTATAGATTCTGTTAATTCAAATATTTTTTCTTTATAAAAATTGTATCTCTGTTTCTCACTATCAGGAAAATTCTTTGGAAGAGTAATATATTTGTAAAGGTCATAATTCCTCTTTTTAAGAAAATCAGAGAAGGTATCGCTACCCTTATAAAGTTCATTGTTAATTTTTGAACGCATTTCAATATCCCAAATTTCTTGAAGTTTTCTATAAATATAATAATTATTAGTTTCAACCAATAATCTTTCTAGATTTTTTCTCATATTTTCGTTATGTCTAAAAACTTCAAGAAATTGCTCAATTGAATATCTTTCATTTTCACTAAAACCTTTCATTTCAAAGGTTTCAATGAAATTTTTTATATCGTCATAGTTATCTATACTATTGTGATATTTAATTAAGAGTAATTTAATTTCATTCATAATATTACTTATATCAATTTTATTCTCAATATCACGATACCCATAAATATAATTAATTACATCTGGGTTTTTAGCGATTGTATCAACATAACCATGACTTCTAATTATTAATGATTGTAGAGCTACAATAGCATCAAAAATATTTATAACATTTACTGAAATATTTTTATTTATGAAACCAAAATCTAGTCCTTCTTTTTCTTTATATTCATTTTCAAACTTATATAATAAAGACATAAAATAAGCTAGACCAATGGTTTCATTCATAGCATCAATTGTGGTATCTACACTCATATATTTTGAATTAATAAAGTTAAACGGTATTGATACAACCTCTTCTTTAGAAGCATGCCAATAAGGGTCTTCAGATGTTACAGATTCAAAACTTAACATCATATCATTTTTAAAATCAACTTCTTTATCAGCAGGTGTTTTGAAGAATAATAAATAAGGGTCTTTATAATTTAGCTTTCCAGTTCTAGGGTCAGTACTATAACCCTTAGCTAAAACATATCTGTAAATATTTATATTATCAAAACCGAATATTTCAATAATTTTAGATATTCCTTCATTAGTACCCTTATTTGCTAATAATGTATTTACCATTTTAAGTAAACGTCTCTGATAATTAATAGGCATGTCTTCAAAGTAGTCAAGACCAACGGAAATAAAAGCATTTTTTAAAGTTGGTAAATCATAAGTGTCTATATTAAAGAAATTTTCCATTTTACGTGTCAAATATCTCTGAACAGTAGAGAAGATTAAGAACAATTTAATAAAACCCCTATACATACTTTGGTTTTTAAAAGCCTTAGTGGAAATTACTTTATTATGATAATTTAACACTTCATAATAACAATCATAAAATAGATTTTTTTCTTCTCTAGTAAGAGTGGGATTTTTTGCATAGAGAATGTGTAAGTCCTTAGCTGTTCTTGATTCTAAGTAATCAATACCATATTTATCATAAAGTTCTTTATAGTATTTATTAAGTTCCCTATAACCTTCAATAATTTTCTTTTTACTCTCATCATCACTGTTCTGTAAATCTAATCTAGCAGATATATAAGCATTAGAAGCTCTGTAAGAAGCCATTGTTTCATTCGCTTCAGCAATTTCTGAATCCTTTAGAACTAGTCCGTTGGCGAACTCTAAAACATTATCTATCTCTCTTATATCTTTTTGAGATAGTATATTATACTTATTACTCAATTTTGTTCACCTCATTTCTTAATTATCAATTTGTTTAGTATAGGAGGAAAGTATAAAAATGATAAAAAAAATTAAGAGTTCTGGAAAAGTAAATAATATTGTAAATATTCAAAGTGTTAAAAACAACGATAATATTTTATTAAAGAATCTGGATGGTTACTTTCAAGAAAATTTCTATTTTCAAGACATTTATGATAATAGTAAACTAAAAAAATTTATAAAAAATATAGAAAGACAAATAAGGAGCAGTAATGAGTATTCAGCATATATTGGTTTCCTAACCAATGAAATCGGTTTAAATCGTTGTGCAATTTTAGGAAATGTAGAAAAAGATTTTGCAACGGTTGAAATGCACCATTATCCATTTACATTATATGATATAGTATATTTATCTATTAGTAGACATATTTTATTAGATAAAAAATTTAATAGTTTTATAATAATAAAAGATGTATTAAAGGACCATTATGATAATATAATTGGTATTACTCCGCTTGCTAAAACTGTTCATGAACTTGCTCATGCTGGTGAAATCTTTATTAATCTTTCACAGGTATATGGGGATTTAAATGCTTTTAATGAAAAATATTCTCTTGCTATGACTGATGAAATGGTAAATAAATTTAATAAACTTGTAGAGTATAGTGAAAAGAATTTATCTTACAGTCAAACAGATATATTAAAAAAAGTTTATGAAAAAAACTAAAAAAAAAAAAAAAAAAAAAAAAAAAAAAAAAATACGGATGGGGGTTATTCCGAAACCGTAGT